CTGTTTGTTGATAAGGGTCCATGTAAGCTTGTACGCCTTCTGCCGTAGGTGCAAACATTCTAGATGCTCCTCTAGTTGCTGCTATACCTTCACCTATTGTTGCGCCTGCTTGATCTAAAAATGGTTGAAATTGGCCTATGCCTTGCTCTGCCATATTAAGAGCTTGTTGTTGTTGAGGCGTGAGCCCTGCTACTTGAAATCCTGCAATTGGTTGTGGAACTCCTGCTCTACCTAATTTTCTTGCTTGAAAATCTGCNTCTGANTCACCTGGCTGTTTTACAGCATTAGGATCNCCAAATGTTGCAGATAATAATTGCTTNCCTCTNTCCTCAATATAAGGTGCCAGTCTATTATATTGTATTATTTCATCAGCCATTATGCCATACCTACCCCTCTTGACGATTCTGGATCTAGTTTATTCATTAAGTTATACATTGCCCGTGGTCCACCAGCATTATCTACTGCTTTTGCAGTCATTACAAACTCTCCATCACTTAACATTGCAGGAACTAAATCATCCTTAGGCCCGCCTGGTCCTGATATTTGACCTTGTTTTCTTGGAAACTCTCCTCCCATAGCATATTTATCCATGTANNTTATATCCATTATACCACCATCTGCAACAGTTGGCACTCTATTTCCAAACATACCGTAGTAAGGAGTTTCAGGATATATATTATAAAACCCTGGAAATCTTTCTTCCATGCTCATATCTTCTTCTTGACCTGCTGATGCTATAAGTGGAGGTAAAGTTAATGCTGCAACATTACCTATAGCTCCTATGCCGGGTGAAGCAGCAGGATTTATAAGTTTACCACCTACTACTTTAGCACCACCTGAATCAGTTAATAACTGTGCTTGTGCTGAATTTAAAGATCCTAAATCTGCTCCAACTAAGTTAGAGTCACCGAGCAATTGTGCTTGTGCTTCATTAACTGTAGTGCCAGCAGTTTCAAATCCAAGATTAGTTTTTACTTGATCAAAAGCAGCTCCTATACCACCCTCTCCACTAAATAATTTTGGTAGTGCATATTGACCAGGATCTCCACCAAACATTTCTGCTGTGCCTAATGCTCTACCAGCACCGTATCCACCAATACCACCCATGATTGCATCTCCTGCATCACCACCAGTTAGTAATGGTACGCCTGCACCAATAAGTGCAGAATAAAATGGTCCAGCACCAGCTAAGCCAGCAATAGTACCAGCATAAGGTGCAATACTTTTTAGTGCTTTCTTAGCACCCTTAAAAATCTTTTTTAAGAAAAACTCAGGTTGTCCTGTAACAGGATTAATAGAGTTAAAATTATTACCTACAATATATCTTTCAGGGTTAATACCCATGTCTAGCATTTGATTGAACAACATTGCTTTAAGTCTAGGATTAGAATCTAAGACTTCCATAGGCACAACTGTTTCACCTTCAGCAACGTGTGCAATATATGCGTCCTCGTATCTACCTAAATCTGCAATTTTAGAAACCTCATCTTGAAATGACTCTAAGCCTTTGGGTTCATATTGTTGCATGCTATAATTCATGTTTAACTTGTTCCTCCGAATATATCCGGTATTTTATTAACCTTTATTGCGACATCTTTTTGAATGTCATCTTCTTTAGTGTCGGTGGCAGGATCTTGAATGTCTTTGGTTGCTTCTTCTTCAGTAGCGTAGACTTTTCCTGTTTTGGCGTGTTTAATAGTTGTGACTGAATCAACATCTATTACGGAAACTTTTTTTCCAGCAATCACGGTTGTATCTTCTTTTATACTCATTTTTTAAGCTCCTTGCAATGTTTATGTTATCTCTAAAACACTAAGAATAACATGCAAATCATTAGCGTTTTCAGCTTGTATTTTAATTATTTCAGACTCTTTTGCTATTAATGGTGTAGCAGATGAANTATGAGAATCTGATGAAATTTGACTAGCATTACCAGCAGCTAGTATCTCTTGTGTAGAACCTTTTTCTATATCTCTACTTTTTTGTAAAGTATAACTAGTGGCGCTTGCATCAACTAAAAAAACAGATATTTCACAATCATTAGATGTATCTACGTTTGCTACATGTATTGATTTAATGATTGCTGTAGCTTCTGCTGGCACAGTATACAATGTTGTTAAATTAGTATTTGTCAAAATTGCTTTATAATTTGTATATGTATTAGCCATTTATGATAAAAACCAACTAACCCTTTCGTCTTCTTCTCTAAGTGTTTCGGGTGTATAGGTATTGTTTAACAAAAATATTAATTGATCTAATGTTTGTATTAATGTGTTTTGTTGTTGTTGACTATACTCTGGTGTAGCCTGGGGTAATCTAGGTATTTGTATTTTTGACATTATGCTCCTCTCATTCCATCTGGTTTAATATCTAATCTAAGTGTGCCATATCTCCAATTGTCATCGACAGCATCACTAGCAACTCTAACTGCAATTTGTCTACCACGTATTCTTGTATCTTTTTTAGTTGTTGACGTAGTTATATCAAAAGATCCATGATCTGTTTGTGTGCCTGTAGGATAGGGTCTTGTTTTAATTGTAAGATCTACAATACCTGATTGAGATTTAAAATCTGGTATAAATCTACTAATAGACATAAAGTTATCACCATCAGCTATATCAATATCTCCTGACTCAACATGTGCATTCATTGCACTACCATCATCATTAGAACCAGTTTCATGTAAATGTATAAAAGTTCTTCCTGCTTTAAGTCCGGTAATGGTGCTTATAGTGCTTGTAGTATCAGTTGATACAAATTCTGCTGCGTAGGGATTATCATAAGTGCCACGATCAGCCCAAGATGTTCTAGATAAAGTTCCTACATACCATAAATTTTCTGCATAATTATAAAAAACAACTCTATCTATTTGTTGAGAGTTAGCAGAAGCATAAAACCACATTACTTCATTATAATCAGTATTAGCTGCACAAAATATATCTTGTTTAGCATTTACATTTAAATCATCAAAAACATAATCTTGAACACTACATGGTATTTTTTGTACTGCACCATCGAATAGAAAAAATGAGTCCGTGCCCATCCAAAACGATACACCACCAACATCTACTGCTGCGTTCAAACCAATACAACCACACGCAGAACCTAATTGATTAAATCCAAATGTAAGTGGTGGACCTATAAACTGCATTTGATATAAAGCTGTATCTGTCCAAATTAAGACAGCACCTCTAGATCTTACTGCTGTTTGTATAAAGTTACCATCTACTAATCTTTTTGATCCTGCTGTATTAGTTGCCGTTGGTGTCCAAACATTTTGATCCTCTTGACCTGACCATCTTAAAAACATGTTGTCTTGTGTAGAGGAAGTTCCTATTGTAGTTTCTGTACCAAAACAAATAACATGTCTATCATCACCAGAAACTAACATAAATCTTGATTTTGTAGGTGCATTAGAAACATTGGTAACAGCAGATCTATTACTAGATAATCCTGATGAGGTATCCCAATAAAATAGTCCACCATTAAACTGTAATGATAATACATCCTCACCCCAGTTATCTAACNCCCATTTAGCAGATTCTAACAAAACACCTTGACCACCAGTCAAACCTTCTCTTGTAGTATTCCAAGTTGATGCACCGTATGTAGAGGCACCCCAACCATAACCAAATATTGATACTGCTGATCCTGTGTTTATTTGATATGTTCCGTTGGCCGTGGCTCCTGTAGCATCAGAACTAGCCGCAGCTTTTGCTTCAATAGTAAATGTATTAGCATCAGGGACAGTAAGCACTTCAAACTCCCCTTCAAGATTAGCTGCAGATATACCACCTACTGCACCACTTACACTTGCTATTGTTACAAAGTCACCGATTAACGCACCATGAGATGAGTCTGTTACAGTGACTGTGGTGCTACCATTTGTTGTAGCAAACTGTGTAATATTACCTGTGCCTGTAGCTCTGATAGGAGTTATATCAGCATATGAATTTTCAGAATATGCATAAAGTTTTTTATTAGTGCCATAAATTGCATATTTTACACCACTAAGGTCAGTATAAGTTAGTATAGCTCTAGTTGCACCTACAAGTGCATCAGATGTTACTTTTTCCCAACCACCTAATTTTTCAGGTAAACCATATCGAAAACGAACATTATCACAATCTACCCAACGTCCTTCTGCACCGTATTCGGTATTTTGTTTATCTATACCCGGTGCTATTTGCAATTTTGTTAAAGGCATAATAGCTCCTATACTGCTGAATCATAAAATCTAATCCAACGATCAGTACCACCTATGTTAACTCTTATCGCTCCTACTTTACTACTTGTTGTACCTGTAGAAGAAGATAAACTTGCTGAGCTATCACTAGCTGATGTACCATCAAAATATATAAATTCTTGATCTTGATCATCTTGATCCAAAGATAAACAAGCAATTGCTCCTGATGAATTAGCTTGATTAATTTCTACACTTGCATTTGCTGGTGTATTTGTACCAAAACCAATTTTATCTGCTGAACCATCAATAAAGAAAGCGTTTGCTAATGTATTTGTTTCTGCTCTAAAATCTACGGATGCACCAGATTCATTAAATGTAAATCCACCACCATCAAAATCTATTGCACCAGTGGCTTTGACACCACCAACAACATGTAATTCTGTAGAAGGTGAATTTGTTTTAATACCAACACGGTCATTACCTGCATCAGTAAAAATAAGTTAGCATCACCATTACCTTCAATTCTAAAATCTAAGTCTGCTGATGATTCATTAAATACAAAACTACCTCCGTCTAGTGAAGTATTACCAGATACGGTTAGTGTTCCGTTGGCCTTGATATTTCCTGCATCGTTCAAGACATCAAACATAGTAGAACCATCAGAATACAAAATGTGTTTAGATCCTGCTACAAGGTTAGTTGCTGTTCCCCCTGCTGGTT